TTACAGGATCAATATGTAAGAGATTTTGAAGATATAAAACCTCTTAAAGGTAAAGGTAGTTATATTTGTAATATAGATGACCGTAGTACTGCTGATAACGCTCCGTGCGCTTTTAGCTCTAAGCTTAAGAGAGAGTGTTGGGATTGTAATCGATGTGATTATTATGAAGCTAGAAATAAATCTATTGCTGCTAAAATTAGTGTAGAGAATTATTCTAGTTTTTTCTACAAACCAGATCATTTAAAAAATAGAAAACTTATAGTATGTGATGAGGCATCTGAATTAGAGAACACAATTGTAAGTAGGTTTAGTTGCAACATAGAGTGTGGTAAGCTAAACAAATATAACTTACATCTCGCTTATAGCGCAAATCGTAAACGCTTTTTTGATAACTTGTGTACATTGTATTCTAATTTAGAATCTCGATATATAGAGTTGTTACGTATGCTTGAAAAACATCAAGACACTATAAGTGAAGATAAAAAGAAAGAGTTTAAGTTCATTACAGACTTAAAAGGGGATTTGAGTTTAATTATCGATACCTGGTCTCAGTCAGAGTATATTATTCACTCTGTATATGAGCGTAATAAAAAATACATAAAACTAATACCTAAGAAGATTGACAACTTAGCTCAGCATTTATTTAAATATGCAGACAAAATACTATTAATGTCAGCTACGTTTGTTGATTATAAAAGTATTATGAGAGGGTTAGGAATAGCAGAGCAAGACTACAAGTATATAGACCTACCATCAACCTTTGATTCAAAAAAATCTCCTATATTATTTGGTAACTTTCAGTTATCGAAAAAGAATCTTGAATCTAACTTTCCAAAAATTGTAGGATGTGTTAAAGAGATATTAGAAGAGCATAAAGACGACAAAGGCTTAATACATACTCAATCGAATAAGATTACTAGCATGCTTCGAGACGGTCTTAATGATGAGAGAGTACTATATCGTATTCGTGGTTCAAAAGATAATGTACAGATATTAGATGAACATCTTAACACAGATAAGCCAACTGTATTAGCAAGCCCTTCAATGAGCTTTGGGGTAGATTTAAAAGGAAGTTCTGCTAGGTTCTGTATAATTATTAAATGTCCATGGCCTGATCTTGGAGATATTCGTATCAAGGAAATGTCAAAAAATAACTATCAATGGTATTCTAATAAGATGTTTACTACATTCGTACAACAATGTGGTAGATGTACGAGAACCGAAGATGACGCAAGTGTTACGTATGTTTTAGATGCAGGAGGTATCAGAAGAATGCTTCCAGACTACCTTAATTTGTTACCGATGTATTTTACAGATAGGTTTGTTTAATAAATATTTATAATGAAAAATCAATACTATGGTTTTGAGTTGAAAGACATGATAAGGCAGTTTGTTACTGCGTTTAATAGTATTGTTATCAATAGATATAATAAAGATAAGACAGCAGTTGATAGCTTGAAGGTTGGTTTTTATTATGGTCCTAAAGAGAGAGCAATACATGATGTAGTAAATAAAGCTGCTTCTTTAAAGTTACCGGTTGTTTCAGTTCATTATACTTCTATTACTAGAGACCCGGATCGAGTGTTTAATAAGATTCCAGGCTTTTACTTTAGTCAAGCCCCTACTGTTAGTGGTGGGTCTATTGCGTCAGATCATTTAAAGACTCCGTTACCTGTTAATGTAGGTATTAATATGTCTATTATGACTAAGTTTCAAACAGATATGGATCAGATTATAAGTAATTTTGCTCCATATAATAATCCATATATTATAATGAGCTGGATTATACCTACATCCCAAAACTTAGCTAGTAATTATGAAATAAGATCTGAAGTTTTATGGTCAGGAGATATAAGTTTAGACTATCCGATTGAAGTTTCTGGTACTCAACCAGCAAGAGTAATTGCTAATACTAGTTTTACTATCAAAGGTTGGTTGTTTAAAGGACCTGAAGATGAAGATACTAAAAACATCTTTACTATTGATCAGCAATTCGTACCAGTGAGTGGATTTGATTATGAGTAGATTTTTAAAATATAATAGTACACTAACAGATGTAACTGCCTTTAGCGCAAATTTTGATACAAGAGAATTATCAGCTCGGCCTGAGTTCACTGGTAATGAATATACAACTCTTAATAATGGTTTTTCAGCTATACATACTTTAGAGGGATATAATTTTGAGTCTGTAACAGATGTATTATTAAGCTGTACTAACAGTGCTCCTCTTTTTACAAGTGCTTCCGGTTTAACTAGTGTAAGTGCTTTTAATTTCGATACTGTATCAGGGTTATCTGCAACTTATCCAGAAGTAAGTGGGTTTCCTACGACAACATATACACTAAATAACTATAATACAATGACGGTTACGTTTCCTACTGTAACTGCCACAGGAGTTGTAGATATCATAGCAGTTAACCCTGCAGGTTATGGTATTTTTGGAACAGATGTAGGAACAACAGGTATAACAATTAATTAACATGGCAGAAGATAGACAACAAGGAACGTTTGGAAGAAACTTACAGAAGTTTATATCGAATAATTTACCATACAGATCACCTGCTGCTATTATTGATGATGTAGCAGCCGACAATCCTAAATTTAAGGATTTTTATAAAGCAGGTACGGTACGTAAAGAACTTTTAGCACAGCATTCAGTGATTGCGCCTAAAGTCCCGGAATCTACCCACCCTGTAGGTTCGTTTTTAGCAGATAAAGCATATAACGAGCTAATGTACGCAACTCTAGACGTTGATAAGTATCGCCGTGTTAGAGATTATCGTACAATGGCTCAGTTTGCAGAAGTTGCAGACGCGTTAGATGAAATTTGTGATGAATTTTTAAATGAAGATGAACATGGTAAAATGATTGATCTCAAACTCCGAAATATATCAGGAGATTATGACCCGTTAGTATCTAAGCAGATACATACCGAGTTCAATAAATTTATAAACCTTTTTGATTTAAAAGACAATGCGTGGGAGTATATTAGAACGTTACTTGTTGATGGAGAGTTATACTTTGAAAATATTGTTCATGAAAAGCATATTAAAGAAGGTATTTTAGGGGTAATTAATGTACCGCCACAAGCGATTGACCCTGTATATGATAACTATCAAAATATGCATGTAAAAGCTTATCTACTTCGTAAGATGAAACATCATAAAGATGAAGATCATCAAGATGTATATTCTGCTTCTCAAGATAAAGATTTTATTCCAATGGAAAAAAATCAAATAACTTACATTAATTCAGGTACATGGAATGAAAATAAAACTTTTAGAATACCTTTTATAGAAAACGCGCGAAGAGCTTATAGACAATTATCTTTAATTGAAGATTCTATTATTATATATCGATTAGTAAGAGCGCCAGAAAGATTAGTTTTTAATGTTGATGTAGGTAATATGAGCCCTCCAAAAGCTGAAAGTTATATACGTAAATTAATGCAGAATTATTGGAGTAAAAAAGCATTTAGTCTTGATGGAGATAATAGAGTAAATTCTTTTAATCCGCAGTCAATATTAGACGCTTATTGGTTCCCTAAAAGAGAAGGAAGTACTGGTACAGAAGTAAACACATTACCAGGAGGTCAAAATTTAGGAGAGTTACAAGATTTAGTTTATTTTGTAAAGAAATTATATAAAGCTCTTAAAGTACCAACTAACAGAGTTGATACTGATAATTCTCAATACAGCGCTGACGCAAATGTATTAAGAGAAGAATTAAAGTTTGCAAACTTTATAGTTAGATTACAGCATCAATTTGCTAAAGGGTTAAAAGAATCTTTTGTTACTCATCTTAAGCTTAAAAAAATATGGAAACAGTTTGATTTAAGAGAGAATGCTTTTGATTTAGAATTTACTCCCCCGCGTAATTATTTTGAACTACGTAAACAGCAAATACTTGATCTCAAAGTTAATAATTTCAATACCCTTACGAGCAATGAATCTATTTCTAAAGGATATAGTCAACAGGAATACTTAGGTTGGACTGATGAACAAATAAAAGCTAATAGAGAATGGTTACGTAAAGATGCTGCTCTACAGCACGAATTAGATGGCATCCGGAATGGTGGAGCTGACTGGGCTGCTGGTGGTGGGGCTGCAGCTTCAATGGGAGGTGGCGCTCCTGCAGGACCAGGTGGAGAAGAAATGCCCCCTGATATGGGCCCAGGTACGCCTCCTGAAACTGGAGGAGATGCAGCTGATGTTCCGACACCAGAGCCTACACCTGGTGGGGAAACTTCAGCGTTGCCAGCATAAATAATTATGTGCCTACTAATACTGATGAATGGTCTGATAGTTACTTAAGTGCTGGTGGCTTAGTATATTCTACTTATCTCGCTAACCAAGTTACCACATATCAACGCATGGCAGATAGAATCTCGTATGCGTTAGGTTGGCCTATAGTAAATTTAGAGTTACATGGTAACCAATTATATACTAATATAGCGCACGCTGTAGAATTTTTTAGTAAATATGCAGGTTATACAGAAGAGCATCTTGTTTTTGATAGTAATAAATATACCATAGGTAAGGGATTAGATATTGCTGAGCTTCTAACTATCACTCCAGAACTAACTGCTACCTATGAATCTACTATTGAAGTTACAACTTCAACTACAACTAGTGTTGCTACAACAACAGGTAAAGATTTTAATGCTGATAGTGATGGTACGTTTATATCCCTATTTGAGTTTAACTGTGGAGACACTACGGTAGACCCGTCGGAATATACCTTTACAGTTACTCTTAATGATTCCAACGTACAGGTTTCAAAAGCTCTAATTGTCGCTCTTTCCGCTGATACAAGTGTCGGTTCAGCAGATGTGAGCTTAACTCAATATGGTGACGTCTTTACAACATCAACTGAAATATTTGAAGTTAGTTCCATACCTGCTTTATCTACAGAGCAGGTAGGTGGTAGTTTTACTAATAGTGTTTCAGTAGGTATTGTCTTAGGTAGCGCAGTTACTAAAGCTGGATCAGTAAACGCAAACCGTAATGCTGTAAGTACAGATAGTACTACAACAGAACAACTTACATCTCAAAGACCTATTATTGGTAATTTTGATGACCTAACAAGACAAAAACGTAAAGTAATAGATATATACAGCCATGAAGAAGCTAGTAGTAGTAGTTTAAACACTCTATTTACAATTGAGCAAACATTAGCGCAACAGACTTATTTTAGTTATGCGATGGGTAATTATGGGTTTGATTTAATTAGTTGGTACATTCTTAAACAATGGCTTGAAACTCGAGAAAAAATGCTCTCTACTAAACGTTACTTTAAGTTTGATGAACGTACACAACACTTATTGTTAATACCTGAACCTAAAACAGGGGAACGGTTTTATGGTTGTGTGAGTTGTTATGTAGAAAAACCAATAAGAGACATTATTAAAGAACCATGGGTATTTCAATATGCGCTAGCTTTAACTAAAATTACTTTAGGACGCGTTAGAGGTAAATTCGGAAACGCGCAATTGTTTGGAGGGACTGGTTTAGATACTTCTATTCTTCAAGAAGGATTACAAGAGAAGAAAGAACTAGAACAGATGATGACTACTGGAGGGTCAACAGGATTTGGTGATGGTGCACCACCTATGTTTTTTGTCGGGTAATGGCTCCTCACAAAAAAGGAGATTTTAAAAAAGGTATATATCGTCCGATATACAAACAAAAATTTTTAGGCAAAAAGTATCCTCAATATCGTAGCTCGTGGGAGTTACATTTTTTCAAATGGTGTGATTATAATTCTAACGTATTAGAATGGACTAGTGAAGGTATTATTGTACCTTACGTTAGTCCAATAGATACAAAAACTCATAGGTATTTTGTCGATAACAGTTTAGTATTGAATGAGCGTGGAAAAAAACGGCGATATCTTGTCGAAATAAAACCATATAGTCAAACTCAGCGACCAGTTATGAGAGGTCGTAAGAAACAAAGTACTCTTTTACATGAGCAAGCTACATATGATATTAATCAAGCTAAGTGGAGAGCTGCTAAACAATGGGCAGAAGATCATGGTTATCAGTTCCTTATTTTAACAGAAAGAGAATTATTTAGCGGAAAAAGCGCAAAGAGATAATAAATAATTTATAAGATTATGTCATTTAAGTTACTTGTCGAAAAAACTGACCCAGCTGAGTTCGAGTATATTCTTGAAGAGAAGAATACTAAAGAAGCTCCGAGGTTGTATATTAAAGGACCATATATGATGGCAGATGGTGTTAACAAAAACAAACGCGTATATGATCTTGACAATATGATTGAGGAAGTTACTCGATATGAAAAAGAAATGATTAAAACTGATCGAGCTATGGGGGAATTAAATCACCCAACTACTGCAGAAGTTGATCTAGAAAGAGCTTGTCATATTGTTACTGAAATG